CTATACCCTCAATAACATTCACACGATTGGTGTCAAAATCCATGCTACGATACTACCCTATTTAAGGAGCATTAGATGGCGCAAATTATTTTTACCGATATCCACAACCCAGATGGCGTACTGCCAAAGCCAAAACCCGCTACTGAGTATATTCCTCAATGGTATAAAGATGCTAAAGCGTATATGTCCCCTGATGGTAAAAAGGCGCCCACATTAGATGGTACCCCTATGGCAACTATTAAGCGCTGTATGCCGCTATGGGACATGATGACTGCCGGTTACATTATGGAGACCCCATATGATATTTATGTGCGTCAGACCCCAGAAGGGCCGTACTTTCAGTGGGGCATGATGGAAGCTGTTGCATTTCAATCTATGGAGCAGTTCCAAAACCACCCTTACTCTCGTGATATTAACTACGCAGTTCGTATTGTTATTCCGTGGTCTATTAAGACCCCTAAGGGGTGGTCTATTATGGTGATGGAACCTCAGCATCATGAACCCGCACCCATTACTTGCGCCTCTGGCATAGTAGACAGCGATGATTTTTCTCTTCCGTTTAATATGTTTCTTAAGCTTCGTGACCCAAACTTTGAAGGAATGATTCCTGCTGGAACTCCTTTCCTACAAATTATTCCGTTTAAGCGTGAGTCGTGGACCTCCTCATTAGGGGGAGATAAAGAACGTAAGAAGTTCACTTCAGACACTCATAAGTTTAATCGTGTATTCTTTGATCGTTACAAGAAGTTCTGGTGGAATAAGAAAGAGTACAAGTGATAATTACATTTACAGACACTATAGGTGTTCCTGAAGAGTTTAAGCCAAAGCCTGCAACCGCATCTGTCCCTGACTGGTATAAAGACTTAGAGTCATATATGAATGGCGCTAAAAAACCCACTGGTGATGGAAACACTAGCGCCACTATTAAGCGCTGCATGCCAGTCTTTGATGCCATTACTGGCGGTTATGTTCTTTACTCTTATGCGGATGTCTTTGTCTCTCAAAAGCCATTAGCTGACCCCGAGACAGGCATGCCTAATGGTAAGACGGTGCCATGGTATGAGTGGCCTTCTTACTCCCTTATTCAGTTTCATCCTGTAATCCAAGCGCCCAATCATCCTGGTCGTCGTGATCTAGTTGATGGCGGTTCTTATCCTAAGTGGATCAATCCATGGGCTATTAAGACCCCACCTGGGTATTCAGTTTTATTTACACAGCCTATGCACAGAGAGTCTCCGTTTACTATTCTTGATGGCATTGTAGATACTGATCAATATAACTCTCCTGTTAATTTCCCATTTGTATTAAATGACTGGGGCTTTGAAGGCCTTATTCCAGCTGGTACTCCTATGGCACAGGTAATACCTTTTAAGCGCGACTCTTGGCAGATGGAAATTGGATCCCAACAACAACTACAGGATCAAAATAAAACAACACGTCTGCTTCGTACACGCTTTTTTGACTCTTACAAGGCGCAATTTAGACAGCCCAAAGAGTATAAATAAGGGATAATAAAAGCGTCCTTCCCCTAAGCCCAGTGAGGTTTCATGTCTCAGATTAAGTACTACGACACTGGCTCCAGTCAATGGATAGCAGCAATCGTAGGCGCGCAGGGCGCTCAAGGCACTCAGGGTGTTCAGGGACTTGGCTATGCTCAATTGCAGGGTGTACAGGGCATTCAAGGCGTTACTGGCGCACAAGGAACCACAGGCTTACAAGGTATAACTGGCTCTCAAGGTACGCAGGGCTTACAAGGTGCACAAGGTTTGCAAGGAGCACAAGGCTTACAAGGTCTGCAAGGAACTCAAGGCCTACTTGGTACTCAAGGGCTTCAAGGTATACAAGGCGTTCAAGGACCTCAAGGGGTACAAGGAACCATAGGTGCTCAAGGCGTTCAAGGAGTGCAAGGTATTCAGGGAACAACTGGTATCCAAGGCTCACTTGGTGCGCAAGGAGCAACTGGAACACAAGGCTCTCAAGGAACCACGGGTATCCAAGGGCTTACTGGTTTCCAAGGTGTACAAGGTTTACAAGGTCTACAAGGTATTCAAGGCTTTCAGGGAACTACAGGTATACAAGGTAACCTTGGTGTACAAGGTATTCAAGGCTCTTATGCTTTTGACCCAACAGTTAGCTTCTTAATGCTAGGTGGGATGTAACTAAGCGCGGTTGTAGTCATCCTCTAAGCGCACGATGTCATCTTCACCTAGATAATCACCAAGCTGTACCTCAATAAATACTAGGTCCGACTCACCAAGATTCTGAATGCGGTGTGGGTCGCCCTTATCAATGTAAACAGCATCGCCAGTCTTAATGGCAGTCTCTTCACCTTCTAGAGTAATAAGNCCATGGCCTTCAACAATAGTCCAGTACTCAACGCGNTGCTCATGAGTCTGATACGAAAGTCGTTGAGCAGGCTTAACGACAATACGNTTTACNTTNTATGAACCATCTTCTGCTAGTACCTCGTAGGTACCCCAAGGGCGCTTTTCCATAGCGCAAGAATAGCAGAGTCGTGCGTAGTTACGCCAGGTATGTACAGGTCAGTGTTGTACACTTCAGGTATGAATTTGGTGCAACGTTCGGTACAAAATGGGGGTAAATTAGCCCCGCTTATCATTGAAAAGGGTTTGACCGAGGGCACGGGTCTAATGAACCCCTCCATCTTTATAGATGACGATGGCGACATCCTCTGCATCTTGCGCCACGTAAACTACACGCTATACCACTCTGAGCATATGCAGAAGTTCCCCTCTAAGTGGGGTCCTCTCTCTTACCTGCACCCAGAAAAAGACCAGCGCTTAGTCACAGTTAACTACCTTTGCCGCCTGGATAAAGACCTTAACATTACCGACTACTGCCAAATAGATACTTCTGAGTTAGATGTACCCGCAGTCTGGGAGTTCGTTGGTCAAGAGGATGCGCGCCTAGTCCAATGGGACGGAGACTATTACGCTATCGGTGTTCGCCGCGATACTAAAGAAAATGGCGAAGGTCGCATGGAGTACTCTAAACTAAAGATTGATAAGAAGAACTGGAGCGCTAAAGAAGTTAAGCGCGTTCGCATACCAGCACCAGGTAAAGATGATTCGTACTGTGAGAAGAACTGGTATCCCGTCTTAGATAAGCCTTATCACTTTGTTAAATGGACTAGCCCAGCAGAGGTTGTAAAAGCTGACCCAAAGAAGCCTAAGACTGAGGTCGCTATCCAGAAGACTAAGCGCGTGCCGCTATCTGATCAGCGTGGCGGCTCCCACCTAGTTCCCTATGGGGATGTCTACCTATCAGTAACCCATGAGGTAGGGCTATTTAAGAACTATATTAACCAGAAGGATGGCTTCTACCGCCATCGCCTGATTGTCTGGGATAAAGAGTTTAATATCATTGGAGTATCTCCAGAGGAGTTCTCTTTCCTAGATGCGCGTATCGAGTTTGCCGCTGGAGCCGCGGTATTACGTAAAGACTTACTGATCTCCTTTGGGTTCCAAGATAACTGCGCCTTTGTTCTGCGCGTTCCAGAGACTGTTGTAGAAGAGATGATTGAGGAGGCTAAGAACAGTGGACTCTATTAAATTTTTAATTGAGAGGGCTTCCTATCAGCCATTTAATCCAGAGACAAACTTTTGGATTGGTGAAGAGTACCTAAAGATAGATCAAACAGCTTCGGCAGTTTCTTTCTATCTGCGCGCTGCTGAGTACGGGCACGAGACCCACCCCAACATTGTTTACACATCTTTGTTAAGAATCGCCCTCTGTTTTGATAAACAGCAAGGACGCGGGCATAGCAGCGCTACTTCTATTCTTCAAGCCATCTCTTATCTACCTAACAGACCAGAGGCTTACTTTTATCTCTCACGATATAACGAGCGCATCGGTAACTGGCAAGAGGCCTATACTTTTGCAGAGATTGGGCTTACTCATGCTGGCCGACAAGAACCACTGCCAGTAGACCTTGAGTACCCAGGAAAGTACGCTCTTTTATTTGAGAAGGCGGTTAGTGGTTGGTGGCTTGGGCGCGATAAAGAAAGCCACGATATCTTTAAAGACCTACTTAATAACTACCCAATTGCTCCTGAGTACCGTAATGGAATTCTTTCTAACCTAAAGAACATTAAAAACTTCTCCGAGCAAGAAGATGTAGTTAATACTATGGAGCCTATTGTTGCTAACTACCGTAAGTACTTTGGTA